TGCTGAAAGTTCAGCGGCCTTAAAGGCACCTCTGTTTGTCGCTACTTCAATAATACCTTGAATGCTTTTTAAGTCTCCAACACTAAGTCCACCTGCTCCGTCATCTTCTGGATTGGTTGCTGGTGCTGGTGCTTCTGTTGTCGCAGGAGCCTCCGCTACTGCTTCTTGTTTTTTTGTTTCTTCTGCCATAATGGTCTCCTACATTGATAATACTATTATAATAATATCGGTACTAATTAGTCAATATATAAAAATAATAATATGCTACTATTTAATTGGATTATATTAGCATATAAAGAAAGTGGCTTGTAAAACCAGTTCTCTATGCCTATAGATCGCCCTTTTTACGATTTTCTGAGTGGAATGCACTAAACTCTCCTTCTGGATAACGACTTTTAAGTTTTTCTACATTCTCTAACACTACATCGTCCGGATTTAAGCCTAATGCTCTGCAGGCATTTACCCAGTACCACAAAATATCACCCAATTCACGTTTCATATGATACCTAGTGTCATCATGTAGTTCTTTTCCTTGAAATAAAACTTTCTTAACAATCTCTTGAAATTCTCCAGTTTCAGAACCTAAACCAATAGCGGCTGTCATCAGCAGTGAAACATTGACTTCAGGACTATAATTTTTCAATCTGTTGAATACCATTTGCAAGTCTTCCATGTTGTTACTTTCGGCACTAGTAACTTTATCAACAAATTGTTTATAATCATTTAATTTGACAGGGTCTGGTTTGGTATATCTTGGTGGCATATTATGTTGTTGTGACCTGTAGATATAATTTGTTGATCTCATAAATTCAGCGTCATTTTCTTTACTCATATGTATTCTCCTAATTCGTTATATGTTATTACACTATATTTTTCTTTGTTTGTCAATATACTTTCCGCTAATGGCCCTTTGTGTTTCAGTTGATAATCTTCTGGTAAAACATAGTAATAATGTGTATGTTGCCTATTTTTATCTATAAGACTTATGAATGCTTTACGTTCCTTTACATAGGCCGGCCCTTCTTGTGTGCTTGTTTTGTAAGCATTAGTATTTTTGTACATATTGTTAAATTGATTGTCGTCATTATTTGTCATATCAAATCCTAATATGAAAATGTTATTTGGTTTTTCTTTGACCGCTAAAGTCAAGGCCTGTAATCCTGCATAATAATGAATATGTGTATTGGTGTTAGGTATAGGAAAAAGATTAGCATTCTTTTGGCTTGTCTCATCATTATATTTGTTAAGGACAAATGTTCTTACATCTGGATAGGTATATGCTTTGCTAGATAGTAGATAATCAGTTTGATACAGTTCATCTGTGATGTTTAAGTCTTTACTTACAAGAACAGACACTTTATAGTCTCTAAATATAGCATTACATCCATAGGTAATTTTGTTGTCTAACAACGCAAGATTAAAATTTTTTCTAGATTCGCCGTTGCCAATTACATAAATGTCTTTTACCAAAAATATTTTCCTTTAAAGTCTAAAAGTTTCTTTATGCACACGAATTCATCTAGAAAATAATGTCTACTAATATGCCCTTTTTCATCATGGATAGCAGAATCATGTTTTGTAAACCACAGAACAGATGTTGGTTCAAGATCAAAAGTTTGCATAATGTCAGCAACAGAATCTTTGGTTGTGTTATAGATATGCCCAAAAGTGAATTTGTCAATTAACTTCATAAAGATATTTGCAGATGCTTTTGGATACATTCCAATTTCGTAGTCATAAGTTTGTCGGTCATTGATTCTTTCACGTGACCATCTGAACGCAGGTCTAAGATCATGTATTGGCCAGGCTTTGTTCATGCTAAAAAATATTTGATCTATCCCATCTAGATCTAGTTGTATCTTGTCTGTTGCAACTGGAAGCCAAGTCAAGTCTAATGCAATTTTTGCCTGTTTTTCCTTGGCTAATTTAATCACATTGTCTAATTCTTCATTAGTGTACCAAGGTGATGGATACTCTAACAACACATTGGCATACAGTGGAATCGGTCTTTCGAAAGGATCTACTCTTATTAAGTCTGTTTCATCAAATAGTTCGCCATGCATATAATACATTTTTGGTGGCATCATTATGACTCTTGTGTTATTCACAAAAGATTCTAGTGAATCTGATACACCATTAGAGAATGTAAAGTGTTTGAATGACCATCCATTTATTTTAACTCTTTCTGACTTAGATATCCAATCTATTATTTTAGATTCAGCATCATTTTCTAAAGGATTTCGTATATCTTTTAGTTTTGTTTCATTGACTACTTTGGTAATTGCTTGTGACTGTGGGGGTGTTGACCCAGTGTACATAAATTTTGCATCGCGATGAATAGTTTCAAAATTTTTGTTGCGATGTTTATTGCCTTTGATTGGCCATTTTGTGTATTCAAACTCTTTGTCTGCAATAGTCCATGCCGCTTTTTTTAACAGATCATTACATTGATTAATTTTAATTTCTAAACGTCCTACATAACCGAAGTATCCGTCAAATTGTATTTCTTCTGGTGCATCTGGATGTAAATGTGTGTCCACTTTGTATTGTTGCTTTTCTACAGAAGATTTAAAACTGCCACCATTAATCATGAAGTATTGTAGGGTAGCATAGGAGTCTTCGTCTGCTGGATCAAACTTTGCAAAGGCAACAGAAAGAGTATTTTCTTCTTCTATTTGATCTGCTGATATATTGTATTCTGGATTTGGTGTAAGCATTTTTCCATTCCATGAACAGGCTAAAAACCCTCCGCCAACTAGGTTGAAATTGAATCTGATATTTTCTATAGGATAATCAAACTTTGTCATCGTAATTACAAGACACTCCAAACGGTGGTTTTATTGGATCACCAAATTGACTGTGAATAATCCAAAGTGTATCACAGTAGTCTTCATCGCCCCACTCATATGTATATCCATCTGTAAAACACACAAATTGTTTTGGAACAATACCGTTTTCGTCCATCCACTTGTAATTAGCACTGATATCTGTACCGCCATAACCACCTGGCTTCCAATCAAATAATTCATCAGCATTCTCTGGTGTATAGTCTGTGACACTACTTTCATGAACTTCTGTATCAAATGACCAAAGTTTAATATTGTAATCTGTGTATCCATCCATGATGTGTTTAATTTCACTTAGAAAGTCTCTTATCTGATCATCACTAATACTTCCGGAAGTGTCAATTGCTACACACAGATCAATTGTGTTTTCAACAGATGATGCAGGCAAAATTGCGTCCATGTGCCAAGTTTTTCTGTTAGGACGAGCAAATGTAAAGTCTGATCTTACAGTACTCTGTATCTGTTGGCTCAACAAGTCTCTCCAATTAATTTTAGGAGCAGTAATATCATTGATCAACTTTCTTACTGCACCTGGTACCTTATCTCTACCAGCCGCCTGTCCACCTTGTAGTACTGCTTCTTTAATCTGATCTTTAAGTTCTTTTTGTTCTTCTTTGCTCATCTCAGGACATTTTACTTTGTGCTCATTACCATCTTCATCTGTGTAGGTTGCTTCACCTTTATCAAGGTCCATATGTACATCTAATGATTTTAGTTTGTCCAGTAACTGCATCTGATCTTTATATTCTTCATAAAGATCATCATATATTTCTTCCGATGATTTGCCTTTGTATTTGTAGTCTTGCAATATAGGAACTGAATGAATTTTTTCACCTACATTTTCATCAACAAGTATTTGATTCACTGCATAATCACAAGCGATATTGAACAGTTGAGGATCACGGTCATTACGTCTAAGCAAATGTTCAAATGTCACGTGTAATACTTCATGTCCAAATAAAAACTCAGTTTCTTTTGGGGTCAATATATCAATAAAGTCTGAATTGTAATAAAAGTTTTTACCATCAGTGGCCGCAGTTGGAATCCAATCACTGGCCTCTATCAGTTTCAGTCTTGTTGCTAAATTGCCAAAGAATGGTTGTTTCAATAGTAAACCAACTCTGGCTGTTACCAATTTCTCCTTCATTGCTTCTGGGTCAGCCTTAACACCTTTGCCGACCCAATCAGTTGCTTGTTTTTTGTTTACAGTGGTAGCAGTCATTATTCCCCCATTGCAGAGATTACATACTTGCCATACTTCTTATGGAACTCATCAAAACTTTTTAGTTTGGACGGATCAAATGGAAGTTGATAGTTAGTAAGAGCAACCTTAACACCCATCACAACCAACTCAGTTTCAAAGTTATCCATCATAAATCTAAAGAAGTTGTCTGCCATTTTGTACCAATCAGCAAGTTTGCCTTTGGCTTTATCATGTGCATCTTTAAGTTCATAACACATCGAAATTGTCAAAGAATATTGTGCCGACACTTGGTCGATACTTACTTCTTTAACTTTGCCTTTCAACACATCAGTTGGGTTCGGTAACTCACTAGCCACCTTACGGTGTGCCATAAATTTGACAGCAAGTCCGTCCCCAACTGCCCCTGCCACAAGGTCAGTGAGGGTTGATTCAGGCAGGTCATCGGATAGTAATTGACTCACAAATGCCCAAGTCCTAGGAGTAGCAAAGGCTCTACTTGCTCCCTTGGGATCAAAGTCATATAAGTCTTGTTTACTAAAACCACAATATCCAACTACATCTGGATGAATTTTGTTATTGGTTGCCCATTGTGTCCAGTCATCATGGTCAACTCTCATTGTTAAGTGTACAAATCTATTTGCCAACGGTGCCGGCATTCTGTAAGTAACACCTTTGTCACCTTCTCTATTACCAGCGGCCACAATTGACACACCTTCTGGCAGTTTATAAGTGCCAACTTTTCTGTTCAATATAAGTTGATATGCCGCCGCCTGTACTGCAGGTGCCGCCGCATTTATTTCATCTAAGAATAAAATTGCTTTAGATTTAGGATCACTTGGAAGTTCACTTGGTGGTGCCCATTCCATCATGTTCTTTTTACTGTTGAAGAATGGAATACCTTTAATATCTGTAGGTTCCCATAACGGAAGTCTAATATCAATGACTTCTCTTTTTTGGTCTGTGCCAATTTGTTGTATAATGTCTGACTTACCAATACCAGGTGCACCCCAGATCATAATAGGTCTTTTCAGCGTCAGTGCATATCCAACGGCCTTTTTGGCTTCATTTGGACTGACTGTTCTTGCTTCAATTGTTTCGGACATCTCACTGCTCCTTTGTTTAATTAATATACTATTATTATACAGTCATATGGTAATATGTCAAGCGATCTGCTAATCTGCAAGTCTTTGATATTATTGGTTTTTTAAATTATTTTTGGCTTTGACTCTGCCATACTTGGCAATATCGCCAGCAAATAAGGCCAATTCTGTTGCTTTTTTCTCTGCGAACACGTGAATATGTGTTTTCTTGGGTGCTATCCAATACGGACAATCAATGAAACGATCTATGTCTAAAGTGACCTGTGCATTCATATTCATATCATTTGGCATTTTGATACGATATTCTTTTAGTTGAACCTGCTTGGTTAGAAAATTATATCCGTCTTTTGTCAGTCTCATGGATGGATGATTCTTACGCAAATTTCTCCACAGTCTACAATACCATTCTTTTTCATCACCATCTATGTTTGCTTCTTTAAGAAATGCTTTTGTAAGTACTTCCTTATTTTTCATTTATTATGCTCTCTTCAAATCTAATGTTATACAATGTATTCCGCCGTCCCAAAAAAATCTATGACGCCATGGCACATGAATATAACCCATATTGTGTTTTTTTAAAAAGTTAATGACTAGAGGATTTTTATTATTGATACAGACTGTTTCTGGATCTAACACAAGAACATTGACATCAAACACACTTTCCTCACAGTAGCCTACCCAGTCTGACAACCATGTGTTTACAAAATCCTGTAATTCAGGATTATCTTCTTGATCGGGGACCCACCAAGATTTTGCTATTCCTGTTTTCTGAGACAAAAACGGAGTAACCTTTGACCATGATTCGTTTTGTAAATTAAGCACGTCCCAATCTGGAAACACTCTAGCATGGGCATCAACATCTTGTATTGATAATATAGCACCTTCTTTCACAGTATGAAACACTCCATCGGTATGTCCTCCTTCGTCAATATCCACAATTTGCATATCAGGATACAGTTGTTTTATTGTGGATACATTTTTATTATGAATATATTCTAGACGTGCTATCCCTTTCACCGTAGAGTTTTTTGTTAATGGCTGACCTGTATGTGGATGCACTTTTGAACTATACCATACAGGACATTCACTGCCAGCATCTTTATCTATCAGCAGTCTGTCATTTACAAGAGTGTAACTAGGAGCACCCATAATATTATCTTCTAAAGTGACAGTATCTGTTTCTGAGTACAAATTTAAAGCAGTTTGTATATCAGGGTGTGGTTTATGCGTGTAAAACAGATGATTATTGATTACAAGTTGACAATCTCTAGGTTCAAGTGGGCCACGTGGTACACCCTGTGCAAATGAATGCTCCGAATCTGATTCTCCCAATCTGCCTTCTGTGTCTACATAATTCAGTATGGAATCGAATCGGTCCATTGCAGGTTTAATAACTTGTATTCCGTAGTTTTTTAATACTTGTTCAAAGTAGTTTAAGTCTTCGAGAGTCTCGTCGGCAATCCTACTAAGTGCAGATCTTATATTTGTGTTTTTTATGTCTCGGAAAAAATCAGCATTGTAATTGTCGCCTAGCATAACAACCTCAAGAGGATCCCATTTGTTATGGATACTGAATGCACTCATGCAAATATTTATTTTTCGAGTTTGCCGCTGGTCAGTTTGTAGACTTCAAATTTATTTTCATTAAACATTTTGTTAAGTTTTTTTGCCAAGTTTCTTGCATGGCCTGGATTCGAAAATGAAACTTTCTTATATTTAGGTCCAGGATAGTTTGTTACCAAAGAGGAATTTTTAAGATTAATAGGTTTGCCATCATAGAATACGGCCCATACTGCTTCGGCAGAAAGTACTTCGTCAACCTTATAGGTGGACTTATCAGAATGCTGAAGAATCACGATCGGCTTTGGTCTACTCATAGTTTTTCCTAACTAAGAGTATTTATCGCAGATTATTGTATATCTAATTTAACTAAATCGTCAAAACCACCAATTCTTTCACCATTAATGAAAATTTGTGGTACTGTACGAACAGTAGGATAGTCAGCCATAAAAGATTCTCGTATAGCAGGGTCCTCCATATTGACTTCTTCCCATTCTAAGCCTTTTGTCTGTAATAGTGCTTTTGCTTTGACACAATAAGGACATACTTTTTTTGTGTACATTTTAATTTCTTTAATTTCCGATACGTTCATTTATTCTCCTCCATTATCAAAAAATTCACCGCCGTCCATTTCAACTTCTACAGTCTCTGATGCTTTGACTTGTGTAAGTGCATCTATTGTTTCCTGTTGTGAAACAACCAGTCTTGCAAGTACTAGGGATAAATTTGTAGATAATCTTTTTGCTTCGGACATAGTCAAAACAATTCTTCCTTCTTTCATGTCCTCGGCCGCTTTGACACGATTCAAAAAATTTTGTATTTCTACTGTGTTTAATGCTTCTTTAGTTCCTGCTGGCATTTGATAGTTGCTTTCTCATTTCAAGTTCTGTTGTGAAAGGTCCTTGATATGTGTATCTCTGCAAAGTAATTACTTTCGGGCAGAACGACTTTACCCAACCTTTCTCAAACTTAATTATATAATATCCGGCCGCATACATACTTGTTGATTTGGGTGTTTTACTGTATATAGGCAGTCTGTTTTTACAGTCATAAACAGGATTATATGGTTTGCTACTGCATGGATAATCATATACTGTATAATCTTTTTTTGATTTTGCCTTGACTGTGGTTACTAATATAGTTTCAAAAAAGTCCTCTCCGTACTGTTCAGTGATATCACGATTGGATAATTCAACTTCATTTCCGGTGTTTTTATCTATCAGTAGATATGTATTATCATCTTTTTTGCTAAGAGTACCCACTTTTTTGCCTTGTTCCTCAACAATCCAAAACTTATTTTTTACCAGTTCTTTTGCTTTCATATTCCATACCTTGCATTTAACGGTTCTGCATATAGTTGAGCATTATCCTTTACTCTTTGCAAATCATATCTATGACATAATTTTAACAGAAAAACACCCACTTGAGCAATCTTTTTAGGATTGTCAGTTGACTGTTTTATAGTTTCAAAAATATGTTCTTTTACACCATCTGGTTGTTGTGTCAAATCAATCAGTTGTTGATTACGTTCATAATCTTCTTTTACCCTGTGCTCGTTACCTTCATGATCAACCCATTTGCTCAGCATTATATTATTCCAAACAAATCCTTTGTTGTTGCGATCTTCAAATGCTTCAATTAATTTATTCTTTCTTACTTTTGGAAATGCTGAAAACACATTGTCAGATGAATCACCCCGCATACATTTTTCAAACAATAGCCATTCTGGGTCAGGTGGTGCCTTAGGTTCTTTGCTCTTCTTATCAATAACTGTTTCACCTTTTTTATCCAAGTATCCATTAATGGTTGTTGTTACTTCAGTGATCCCATTATATTGAGAAACAGTTGGTGATATCAATTGTGCAAAATCAGAGTCAGATGAAATAATAACGTGCTTGTCTTCTGGATGTGATTGCACCCAACCTGCAATCAAATCATCTGCTTCAAGTCTTTCATTTTGTAATACTGTGCAATTTGTTTTGTTTGTAATAAATGTTGTGAATGTGTCAAAGGCTTCCCAGAACTCTTTGTCTGCTTCTTGTTCAGCAGGCGTAAATTTTTCACGTGTCACTTTCCTATTTGCTTTGTACCTAGGATAATAATCTTTCCGCCATGAACGGCCTTCTAAACAAAATACCACATGGTCACCGTCGAAGTCATTCCATGCTTTTTTAATACTGTTCAATGTTATATGAAGTGCTAGTCCTATTTTGGTATCAAGGTCGCCATTGGCAACCACGTGCCTTGCACGGAAGAATGTGTTTGCAGTATCTACAATTATATAATTTTTTGGACTATCCAATTTCTGTTTTGCCATCGTCTCTTAATACACGATTAACATAACCAGATCCACCCAACTGGTCACCTACTTGTTCTTCTGTAGCAATATTTCTACACAATTCTTGGAACCATTGATCCACTACTTCTTCGTCAGTTGTGCCTCTGAATCCATTTGTTCTAAGGTGCTCTACAAAATATTGATTCCAATCCAGTTCAAAAAAACCATTACGTGGATTGTCTGGATTAAGTTTTGTTTCTAAAACTCTTATATAAGGTTCTTTGTTTGCATCTGCTATTTCTTTTTCATTGGTTGGCTTTTTAGGTTTGGCAGTATATTTTTTTGCCACTTTTTTCTTTGTAAACCATTCATTCATTTTTTCAAACATAATACTATTATAAACTCTTTTTCCTGTTTGTCAAGTACCAATTGCATTTCCAAAAAGATACACATGAACTCTTGCCGCTACATTGTAGCCACGTTGGAATGCCTTTCTGGCCACTTCACCTGCTGTCATACTCTGCTCTTCTTCTCTTGCTCCTACTGGCATGACCCATACTGGCCAATCAACTCCTGCATCTCTGAATTGTTTCACAACAGAGTCAAGTTCTTCCCATTCTCTGTCCCTGTGACCAACCACAAATTTTAATTGTCCTAAGTCTCTTGTTTCTTTGTATTCTGCCACTGTATCTGGTTTAATTGCTTTTGCCGCCTTCTCACCTGCCACAGACCAAAGTTTTGGACTAACTGAAAAGAATACTTCTTGTTCCATATTTGCCAAAAATTCTTTGGTTGTATCTTTCAATTTTTGTGTGCCATTAGTTTCAAATGTAATTGAACTTGGAGTGTTTTCACGTTCTTGCAAGGATTTCATAATACCAACAATGGCATCCTGTGTCATCAACATCAATGGCTCTCCGCCAGTAAAACAAAGATGTTGCGTCTGACCCGACACAGGATGTCTAAACAATCCATCAGGATTGGAGTCGTTGCGGAGAATGTCTACAATTTTGTCTGCTAATACTTCTGGTGTTTCTTGTCCCATTAAGTGTTTGAACTTTTTTGCCCATGTATATGAAGAATCACATCCATGTTTCCATACTGGTAAATCTTCAACCCTGTTTACAGACATAGGATCAAAGTCTTCATATGGTAATTCATAAGTTTCGGGATTGGTTGGATCTTTTTGTCCAAACCCATTACATTGTAAGTTACACAGAAAAAATCTAATCCATGCAGTCGGCACACCTGTATAGTGTCCTTCACCTTGGATAGAATAAAAGATCTCGGAATAGTAATACTTCTTGTCAGACATATTGTATATTATAGTATTTAATTTGTGTTTGTCAATGTGCAATTTGTAATGTTGTATATATTAGAAAGGACATCGTGCTCAGTCATTGCATTGTCCTTCCATCCGGGTATAATGGTTGAATATAGCGTCATATCTGCAAAATTTGACATGGTATTCCAGTCACTGGTGCAAAGGTCTTCAGCATATCTTTTCCAAAAACTTTCAAGCCTTTCTTTGTTTTTTGAATCCTCTCCTAGGTGCCTAATTGTAATATCAATAAATGCATCATCTGGTAATAATGTTTGGTTATGTTGGTCAGCATGACTTTGCATTATAATTTTATCTGTATATCTACAATTTTGGATTTTCTTTTGAATATGGCCTACTTGACACCAAACATCTTTTGGGATCAGTATTTGAATAATAATAGCATCTGGAACTTGTTCTCTTATTTCTTCAGGTGTTTTATGCGTTGCTGTCACACAGTATTTTTCTATATCTATATCATGAGGTTCTGCAATCAGGATTCTTCCAGTTTCAGGTATTATAGTTGTGCTGAGTGTATTACAATTTGGATGTTCTGATATCGATGATGCAAATTTTTCACCACCTCCGCCTGGCATATGGCATACAAAAATCCGTTTTTTATGATTAGTATTTTCTAGTTCCCATCCACAATCATTTAAATCGGCCATGGATCATTTTACTTTGGTTCCAACTGTTCTGCGTACTATATCATCATGATTGAACTCTGCCCAATACAGTTCAAATGCAACACCGTCTTCAACACCCTCAAATTGGTGTATCTTACCAGGCTTAACCTGTGTGAAATCACCTGGCAATAATACTGTTTCATCAACTAGTCCTTGATCTTCTTGCCAAACTCGCACAATCATTTTTCCTGATTCAACGTAAAAACCATTCCATTTGTATCTGTGTTCATGTTCTGAACATTTGAATCCTTTTTTGTATTCGATTCGGTGAAACTCTAATACACCATTTGCGTGTATAAGTTCTGTTTGTCCCCAAATTTTTCCTGCTTTCATTGTCATACTTTATTCCTTACTTGGTCCATGTGCCATTCTTCCCATGGATATACTATCCAACACGGATTAGTGCTCTTATCTATCTCTTCTGCCCAGTAATCTGGTTGGAAACTGGCTGGAGTATTATAATGTAACACGGCATATTTTACTTCAACACCTTCTTCGTGATCATAATCCTCTGCTAGTCCTTCTAATGTTCCGCCTTCATCGCAAATATCATCTATTACAAGATACTTTCCACCTGGTATAGATGTATCCCAACTCGCATGGTCTCTCAAACTTGCTTTTACTGGAATACACGGTACATCAAAATAATGACTTAACATTACCGCAATTTGTAAACCGCCACGATTAAGACCGACAATAGCCTCAGGTTCGTAATTGTCTAGTTTCATTTTAGACACAATAGTATCCAACATAGATGCTATGTCTTTTTGTGTAATGTATAATTTATTTGGTGTACTGTTCATATACTTTATTCTGTGCGTTATGAGTTTTTACAAATGTTGCACACTTAGGCATATCTT